GGTTCCTGGCCGACCCGACCAACACCAAGCCGCTGATCGAGGGCCTAGCCCCGGTCATCGACTTGAGCGAGCGCGGCTCGGACGGCTCGGGACCCGAGGGTGAAGCTCTCGATCAGGAAGTGGAAAAGGTGATGAGCGAGCGGAAGGTGGAATACGACGAGGCCCTGGAGATCGTCATGACCGAGAAGCCCGAGCTCGCCAACCAGTACGTCGAGAGGGGAGGGAAGTGAGATGGCTCTCGATGGAAGTTATCAGTGCATAAGCCTCCCCTTCGAGTCCGAGGGTGATCTCTCGGCCAAGCAGTATTACGGCGTGAAGGGCGGGACCGCCGCCCATCAGGTGGTTATCGCCACCGCCGGAGCTTGCCGGGGGATCGTCCAGAACGACCCGAGTACGGGAGAGGTCGCGGATGTGGCCTTGCTGGGACCCTGCAAGGCCCTTGTAGACGGGAACGCAGGCGCTATCGCTTTCGGAGATCCTCTGACCACCGACGCCAACGGCAAGCTGGTCAAGGACACCACGGACAATAAGCAGATATGTGCCATCGCCCTGGAGGCGTCGACCGCCGCTAACGACATCATATCGGCCTTCGCCCTGCCGGGCCTAAGGTACTAAGAAAGGGGGGAATAGATAATGGCAAGCCCAACAGTCAAGGACGTCCACATAGACGGTGTACTGACCAAGATATCAGTGGGATACAGCAATGGCCAGTACATCGGCCGCATCCTGTGCCCCGCCTGCCCTGTGGACAAGCGGAGCGACAACTACTACGTCTTCGGCAAGGAGAACTTCAACCGCGAGGCCTCCACGCTGAGGACATCGGGTAAACCCGCGCAGGAAGTGGACTACTCGCTGTCTTCAGACAGCTACAGCTGCAAGAATCACGCCCTGAAGGAGTACGTGCCCAAGGACGTGGAGGACGCAGCGGACACCCCCCTGAAGCCCAGGAACAGGGCTACCAAGAACGTCACCGATCGGCTGCTGCTGGACGAGGAGTACGAGGTGGCGGCCTCGCTCTTCTCGGCTACGGTGATAACCAACAACGTTACTCTCGACGGGACCGATCAATGGGACGACTTCGCCAACTCCAATCCGATATCGGACATAGAGACCGGGAAGCAGTCCGTGTTCGACCTGATCGGCAAGGAGGCCAATCTGATCGCCATGGGCAAGCAGGTATGGGATGAGGTCAAGAACCACCCGGACCTGCTGGACCGCATCAAGTACAGCATGAAGGGCATCATCACCGAGCAGCTGGTGGCTGAGGTATTCGGCGTGCAGAATCTCGTGGTCGGCAAGGTGCTCTACAACACGGCGAAAGAGGGACAGACCTTTTCTCCCGCCCACGTGTGGGGCAAGAAGGTACTCGTCGCCTACGTCGAGCCCAAACCGGCTCTGGAGAGCCCGACGCTCTGCTACAATTTCATGTTCCAGGACTTCCAGACCAGGACGTGGTTTGACGAAGACCGCAAGTCAACCGCCGTTGAGGTCGAGAACATCCGGGACATCGAGATCGTAGACGTGAACGCCGGATACCTCATCGTCGACGCCGTCTCATAGGGGCGGTGATCGCCATGGAGAAGTTCCGCCGGAAGATCATCGGACCTGGATTCGGCTTTCCCGTCGGTGACCTGGTAACCCTGGTGAACCTGGGAACGCCGGTCGTGGCCGACGTCGACCGCATCGTTACCTCGGCGAACATGAAGGTCGGTGCCTACACCATCGCCGCCCAACCGGACATCCCCCGGAACATCACCGTCACCAGGACGGCGGTGGGTGCCGCCGATACGGGCGGGACTGTGACCATCACGGGAACCAGCGTCGAGGATAAGCCGATCACGGAGGCAATAACTGTCGGCGCGGACGGGGTGACCGTCGCGGGGGCCAAGGCCTTCAAAACGGTTACTTCGGTCGTAGGTGCCGGATGGGTTATCGATGAAGGCAACGACACCATCACCGTCGGCGTCGGGACCGAGCTCGGGCTAACCGCGAAGGTGGCGGCTGCGGCCGACATCCTGCTGGGGATCCTGGGCACCACGATAACCGCACACAACCCGACCGTGACGGACCCGCCAACCGCCGAAGGGACGACCATCGACATGTCCGCCGGGACCTACAACGGGTCGAAGGCTGCGATGGTTTTCGTCGCTTCGTAGTCCGGAAGATAGGAAAAGCAAGGAGGTCGGCTCAGGCTGGCCTCCTTCTATCCTAAAAGGAGGAGACATGCTCTATAAAGTTTTAGGGAACATCAAGAGGAATGGAGTCAGGTACGCACCTGGAGATACCATCGAACTCCCTCCCGAGGTGGCCGAGAGACTACCCGTCAAGAAGGTTCCCAAGCCCAAGCCGAAGTCAAAGTCCAAGCCGAAGTCAAAATCCAGGACTTCCAGGAAGGCCACACCCAAGCAAGGGGAGTAAATGCCGTACCTCATTAAGGACCGGAAAAGAATTTACGTTCCCGGCAGGAAGTTCAAGCTGCATGGCAACATCTCGCAGGACGTCTCGTCCGTTATCACCCCCACCGTCACGGGCGGCTGCGACGACCCCACCTGCGACCTCTACGACCTGTTAGGCGATGGTGTAGATGCACAGGTGGTGAGTGAAGCTACATCGAACCTTGAGTTGGAGAATACCAGGGCATTAGGGGAAGCAGGCTCATGGTATGCTCAAGGTGCTTCAGCTGTTGCTCTATCGTCTGCCTGGTATATCTATGGTTCAGGCTGTATGCAGTTGACAGGGGATAATAGCGGTCAAGCATGGACGGGTTATAAAACCGTGGTCAATGGGCAGCCTTATTCAGTTTCTTGTTTTGTTAAAAACAATAAGGACTCATCTAAAATAATCCGACTTCGAGAATTTGACAGCGTTGGAGGAAACCAGCAGGGGTCTGATGTTACCGTTGAGGCTGGAGAAGTAAAATTAATCAACCACACGTTCACGGTTCAAAATACATCGGCTTTATTCGGCCTTCAGCTAGGCTCAGATGATTGCGACTTCTACTTTAACGCTTGGCAAAGAGAAAACCTAGCCTACCCCACTTGGTTCTCGAATGGGGATCGGGTGGGGATGACGCAGAGCGTACCGACTGCCAACTTGCCGATATACGCGGGTGGGCCGATGACTTGGGTAATACATTGCGGCCCCTCCCCCTGGCCGGGAAACGATGGGCGTCAGCACACATTTTTCGATACGTATGCAGGTGGGAGCGTCAATGAGGTCATTCTAGCTAAGATCTCAGCAAGCAAGTTGAGATTCAATATTTGTGATGGTGCAGGGGATTCTAAATATATTGAAATGGGTTGCGGTGCTACCGAATGGCCCATAGGTTCTAAGAACTGTATTATCGTTCGCCGTGATCCGTTAGGAAACCCTGCGCTTAGGCTCAACAGAGCTGATGCTACAACCATAGCTGGTGCGGGAACAGGATTAGAAACAGCCTTTGGCACATCCTTCAAGATGGGCCATGAATGGTATGGTAACCAGCAGATCAATATGCCAGCCCACTTCGCCTTCCTCAACCGCTACATCACCGACGATGAGTGTGAAGCCATCGAGGATGAACTGGGGGTGGCCTAAATGCCTTGGCTCGACCATAAATCAGGTCTACTCGTAAGGGAGACCGGCCTCGCGGATCTCTCAGATATAGGCGATATCCTTATGGCTACTCATGAAGGTGGCTCCGGTTATTACGAGGATGACTACCCCTGGATATTCCACAACATAGCCCGTGGGATGAGTGTGCATGGCGGCGTTGAAAACCTGCTGGATAAAGAGGACGCATCGTTCGAGGGTGATACGGTAGGGAATTGGGTTGCAATTCGTTCTACACATTCAATCATTTCTACGGATAGTTGGCACGGCCTCAATGCGCTGAAAATCACGGGTACGGGTATTAATCCTGGGATGCGGTTGGATATTACTTCCAAAACATCGGCGGGAACTCAATATGGATATTTCGCCAGATTTAAAGGAACGCCAGGGGAAGATGTCCGGTTTGAGATATATGATGAAAAAGCACCAAGCACAACAGTCGATTTTCCGTGCGATGGAACCTGGCAAGTAGGATATGCTACGAGAACATTTGATGCAGCTTCAACCTCAAGAAGACTATACCTATATGGTCTTGGCGCTCAAGGTATTAATGATCCAGTTGCTGACGCTTTTATGGTCATTGAAGGCTCCTCCCTACTCCCCTTCGTCGAGGACGCCGCTGACGCTGTAGATGCCTATATACCCTGTGCTGATATAGGGTTGAGTGCAGGCCAGGCCGTGAGCGGGATTATCATCTTCCAGCATAATTGGCCGGGGGATGATGGGGTGGGGCATTACCTTCTGGATTGCAGGGATGAAACAGTAGCTAACGGATGGGCGCTGTATAAGTCAAGCGGGAATTACCTCTACCTTGTTGATAAGAATAGTGGTTCCGTTCAGTCCGTTGGTGGGGCAGTAAATAGCACCAATATGCCTGCAGGTGCTACAAACATCATAACCTTTTCGATTGATACCGCATCACCGCCCAACATGCGCTTATCCCTCGATGGTGTCGAATTAACGAGTACATCAGGTTCTATCTCAAGGGAAAGCAGTATGGGAACGAACCTCTATGTTGGCACGGATGAAGATGGGGGTGACCACGCCAACGGCACCATGCTCCCCTACCTGTTCGGCCGATGCTTCACCGACCGTGAGTGGACTGCCCTGTTCCGCAGATTCAAGCGATTGGGGTGGATGTAAAATGGCGGCCTACATAACCCATGAAGACGTCGAGAAGTTGATAGCTGGGAGGGACTACAGCTTCGACAACGCCACTAAGCCGACCGCCACCCAAGTCGACGAATACTGCGAGCAGAAGACGGTGGAGATCGACGGCGTGTTGAAGCAGGCTGGCTACGTGACCCCCGTGGTCGATGCCGACGCGCTGAAGCTCATCGAGCTCTACGTAGCCTACGGCGTGGCCTCCCTGGTCGAGCCCTCCTACATGCCCGACCTAATAGAGTCTTCCGAGCGGGACTTAGCCACCTATTACGGTAAGCTCTACAAGGATGCCCTCAACCGCATAAGCAGTCACCAGCTGGACGCCCCCAAGACCTCGGACGCCTCCGGGGGAATCGGCTCGTTCTGGACCAGCTCGGATTGCGACGACGACGACAAGGAGCCCATGTTCAAAAAGGAGGACCGCTACTAATTGTTTCAGTTTACTTTTAAGACCACGCCCGACGAGACTCAGTTTTCGCGGGCGTTTTCACGTTTCGGCAACAACATAACCGACTTCACCCGTCCCTTCGAGCAGATCGCGGACAACTTCTACGAGGGCGAGAAGGAGATGTTCGCCAGCCAGGGCGGAGCCGCGGGGGGCTGGGCGGCGCTTAACCCTCAATACGCCGAGTGGAAGTCGAGGCACTTCCCCGGCAAGCCCATCCTACAGAGAACGGGAGCCATGATGGAGTCCTTCACCGGCAAGTCCGGTCCGTTCTCCCGGTTCGACCTCTCGCCCAAGCGGCTGGAGATGGGGGCCGACGACCCCAAGGCGGGCTACCACCAGAAGAGCACTTCCAAAATGCCGGCCAGGCCGGTGGTCAAGCTCACCGGGCGGCAGCAGCGGGACTGGATGAAGTTCATACATGAACACGCCGTTAAGTCATATCCGGGAATGGGCGGGCGTGACTGGGCGCAGATCCGGACGGCTGACGTACACTTCGGAGGTATTTAAATGGGCATGACCGGGATGGAGGCGGCGCTTCAGGCCGTCGAGGACACGCTCTCGGCGAACATGGCGGCCAAGATAACCGCGCTAAACGATGAGTATGGGGATGGGATAGAGCTCTCAGACATCATTACTTACTCTTGGGATAAGAGGAATTTCGCCGCCCAGGAATATCCGGCCTGCGTCCTCGACGATATCAAGTCCATCCCCGAAGAGCAGTACATGATGGGCATGTCCATGAGACATTTGATAGACGTCTATGTGGTGGCCGTGGGGTCCGATGCCAAGGAGCTGAAGCAAAGGCTGTTCAGATACGTCAGGGCTATATGGGAGATTCTCACTTCCAACCACACTCTGGGCGGCGTTTCCCATTCGGTCGGATTCGGTGAGACTGAATACGGCCCGACTTTTACTGAAAAGGAGCGGAAATATCTCAAATCCATAGCTATAGAAATTGAGGTTTATAAGAAAGAGGAGGTTGCTTAAATGAAAGAGGTTAACGCCAAGTATGTTGGCTCGGCCCAGGTCTACTCCGCTGTGCATGACCAGATTATCAACCCTGGGGATGTGGTGAAGATGCCCGAGGCTGAAGCCAAAGCCCGAGCAGATTTTGAGATCGAGAAGGCCCCCTCCAAGGGGGCTAAAAAAATGCCCGAAAAAGGGGGTGAGTGAGAATGGCACTTAACACCAAGTACAACGGCTATGTGGGCTTCCTCAAGCAGGCAGCCCTGGGGACCCCGGCAGTGTCCACCCAGTTCGTCAAGTTCTTAGCCGACGTGGACATGGCCCCCGTACAGACCATAGCCACCTACCCAGTGGGCGGCGGCGGCTTCTATAAGTCCAAGGCCGCCAAGGAACTGCATGAGCACAACGGCAAGTTCAGCCTGGAGATGGAGCCGCAAGTGGGAGCGATGCTCTTAGCCTATGCCCTGGGTGCTGACGCCAAGAGCGGGGCCGGCCCGTATACCCACGTGCTGACGCCCGCCAGGCCCTTGCCCTACGTCACCTTCGAGCGCGGCCTGAAGACCGATATATTGGCCGAGCGTATCCAGGACTGCAAGGTCAACCACCTGGCCATAGCCGGTGATGCTGGCAAGAGGGTAAACCTCGATGTCGACTTCATGGGATGCCGGGCCGTGCTGCAGGCGACCACGCTATCCGACACCTACGAAACCGACCGGGCCTTCGTGTTCATGGACGGC